GAAGCATTAAATATGTATTTTCAAACAGGTTCGATAGTTGGTAGATCACTTACTCAAGATGGTGATATGAATCCAGGCAAAGTGCCTATTCAAGAACTTAATAGCTCAAGTGGACAAGCTAAAATTGGAGCTCTTATACAAACGTATCAATACTATTTACAAATGATACGCGACGTAACCGGGCTTAATGAAGCTAGAGATGGTACAGCTATGGATAAGAACTCGCTTGTGGGACTTCAAAAGATGGCCGCTAACGCGTCTAATGTAGCAACTAGACATATTAATCAGTCTAGCCTTTACATCACTCTTAAACTAGCTGAAAACATTGCGCTTAAAATAGCTGATGCATTAGAATTTCCACTAACTAGAAGTGCTCTACAAAATTCTATATCTACATTTAACATTAAAACATTAGACGAAATAGTAAATTTAAATCTTCACGATTTTGGTATATTTTTAGAATTAGAGCCAGACGATGAAGAGCAGGCGCAACTAGAAAACAACATACAAGTTGCCTTACAGCAAGGAGGCATTGATCTTGAAGACGCTATAGACGTAAGAGGTATTAAAAATCTTAAGCTAGCTAATCAAATGCTCAAGATAAAACGTAAAACTAAGGCTAAACAAGATCAAGCAAATCAACAAGCTAATATAGCAGCTCAAGGGCAATCACAAGCTGATACAGCAGAAAAAACTGCTATGGCTGAAGTACAAAAGCAAGAAGCTATAATGGGTGCTAATGTTCAATTTGAACAATCCAAAAATCAAATGGAGATTCAACGTATGGAAATAGCATCTCAATTAAAAGCTCAAGAAATGCAAGCTAAATTTCAGTATGATATGCAGCTTAAACAACTTGATGTTCAAAACACTCAACAAAAAGAAGGTGAAATTGAAGATCGTAAAGATAGTCGTAGTAAAATGGAAGCTACACAACAAAGCGAACTTATAAGCCAAAGAAAAAATGATGGCTTACCAATAAACTTTGAACAACAACCCGATCAGGGTGAACAGGCTTTCATGTAGAAAGCAACCAATTATTTAATTATATTTTATTATGTCAGAAGAAAAAACAAATGAACCTGTTAAGCAGGAAGGTGAGTTTAAATTAAAAAAGAAAACTCCTAAAAAATTAACAACACCTAGTAATGAACCGGTGAGAGTTAACATCAAAGAGCCTTTGATTGAGCTTCCGCCAGAAGTTATAAAAGTGGTAATACCAAACGAAGATGCCATTCAAATCGGAGAAACAAAGGAAGTATCTGTGGAAAAACCATCCGGAGATAGCACAAAGGTGGGAGAACCTGTACAAGAGTCCGACAAGGATGCTGAAGGGTTTTCTCCAATCAAAGAAGTAACTGAAACTGAAAAAGTTGAAGCTCAAGTAGAAAAAGCAATACAAGACGAAAGGATTCTTGGTAAGGCTTTACCTGAGAACATCGAAAAGCTAGTTTCTTTTATGGAAGACACAGGTGGAACAATAGAAGATTATACTAGACTAAACGCAGACTATTCTAAAATAGATGATGTTACTCTATTAAAAGAATACTATAAAAAAGAAAAGCCTTATTTAGAAGGTGAAGACATTGATATGTTATTAGAAGACTTTATCATTGATGAAGATATTGACGAAGATAGAGATGCACGCAAGAAAAAAATTGCGTTTAAAGAAGAAGTTGCAAAAGCCAAAAGCTATTTGGAAGAAACGAAGAGTAAGTATTATGACGAGATCAAGTTGAGACCGGGCACTACTCAAGACCAACAAAAAGCTACGGACTTTTTTAACCGATATAATAAGCAGCAAGAAGCAGCTAAGCAACAACACACACAATTCAAAGAAAGTACTAAAGAACTTTTTAGCGACAATTTCGAAGGTTTCGATATTAAAGTTGGCGATAAGAACTATAAGTACAATATTCAGAATCGTGATAAAGTTGCAGAAAGCCAATCAAATATTAACAACCTTGTCGGGAAGTTCCTAGACTCAGATGGTAGTGTTAAAGATGCGAAAGGTTATCATAAAGCTATGTATGCCGCTGACAATGTAGACAAGATTGCCGCTCATTTTTATGAGCAAGGGAAAGCAGATGCCGTAAAAGAAGTTGTAAACAATTCTAAAAACTTAAGTAACACTAAAGCTAGGGCTACTCAAGGAGAAGTGTTTTTAAACGGATTTAAAGTTAAAGCTATTTCAGGTGCCGATTCTACAAAACTAAAAATTAAAACAAAAAAATTTAACTAAAAAAACAAACAATTATGAGTTTAACTCCTCAATTTGGTAGTTTAATTCCTTCTTCACAGCAGGAGCTATTAAATAGCAACTACCTACAATTTAACGGCGGTACCGCAGCAAATGGTGATTCAACCACTTTTGCTCAACAATACCTGCCAGAAGTATATGAAGCTGAAGTAGAACGTTACGGAAATCGTACGTTATCTGGCTTTTTAAGAATGGTTGGCGCTGAAATGCCAATGTCAAGTGATCAAGTAATTTGGTCAGAACAAAATAGATTACACATTTCCTACACAAACGTAGTTTTAGCCGCGGGTGCTGGAATAAATGTTCTTACAATTACACCTGCAGCAGGGATTGTTAATGTTATTTCTATAAATGACACTATTGTTATTTTAGATCCAGCAAGTGGAGCTGAAGCAAAAGCTTTAGTAACTGCTTCAAATACAACTACCGGTGTTATTACTGTAACTCCTTTTGATAACGTGGCTCTTGGAGCAACTTTCTATGCTGGAGCAGGTGGAGCAACTTTAAAAATATTTGTATACGGTTCTTCTTATGCTAAAGGAACTAACTTAGGTGGCGTTGCTGCTGGAGTTGGTGCTCAAGCCCCTAATACAAGAGTTTCTGTTGAACCTCAATTTACTCAATATTCTAATTCACCAATTATCCTAAGAAGCCAATACGTTGTTAATGGTTCTGATATGGCTCAAATTGGATGGGTTGAAGTTGCGACTGAAGATGGGACTTCTGGATACTTATGGTATTTAAAAGCTGAATCTGAAACTAGATTACGTTTTGAAGATTACTTAGAGATGAGTATGATTGAAAGTGAATTTAGCCAAATTGGTGGTGCTGCTGGTGTAAGTACAACTCCAGGATCTGAAGGATTATTTGCTGCTATTCAATCTCGTGGAAATGTAGAAGTAGGATTTACTGCTGCTGCTGGACTTGATGAATTTGATGCTATCCTTAAAAATTTAGATACTCAAGGAGCAATTGAAGAAAACATGTTATTCTTACAGAGACAAACATCTCTTGATTTTGACGATATGTTAGCTTCTATTTCTGGTGGATTCGCTGGAGGTACTGCTTTTGGATTATTTGAAAATTCTGAAGAAATGGCTTTAAACCTTGGATTCTCAGGATTCAGAAGAGGTTCTTATGACTTTTACAAAACTGATTGGAAATACTTAAATGACGCTTCCACTCGTGGCGGTATTGTTGGAGTTAATTCTATTGAAGGTGTATTAGTACCAGCTGGAACTTCTACAGTTTACGATCAAATCTTAGGAACTAATATCCGTAGACCTTTCTTACACGTTCGTTATAGAGCTTCACAAGCTGATGACAGACGTATGAAGTCTTGGTTAACTGGTTCTGCTGGTGGTGCATTTACTTCAACTCTTGATGCTATGGAAGTAAACTTCCTATCTGAAAGATGTTTAGTAACTCAAGCTGCTAACAACTTTGTACTTTTCAAAGGAATCTAATGATTCAAAATTAATGTAATTTTTACCCTCGTTATATCAACGGGGGTAACTATTACTTTTATAACTATTTAATTTTATTATATTATGGCTAAACAAGCTAAAGCACAAAAAGTTGAGGTTGCGCCTCAAGAAGAAGCGGCAACAATGATAGCTGCTCCAGTAAAGCCCACAAAACCAGAGTGGGAAATTAAAGATAGGGTTTATTATTTAAAAGGTAACAAAAATCCTTTAACATTAACAATACCAGGCAGGCACACAAGAAAGCATGCTTTACTATTCTTTGATGAAAAAACTGGAAAACAAAGAGAAATAAGATATGCAACTAATCAAGATTCACCTTTAGTAGATGAACAAAAAGGAGAAGTTACTATGGGACATATTAGATTTCTTAAAGGAGCTTTAACTGTTAAAAAAGAACAACAAAATTTACAAAAATTATTGTCCTTGTATCATCCATTAAGAAATAAACTATATGCAGAGTTTAGTGCAAAAGATGAAGCAATTGATGATCTAGATATTTTAGACCTTCAAATTGACGCTTTAAATGCAGCAAGAGCAATGGACGTAGACCATGGAGAAGCTATTTTAAGAGTTGAAATGGGATCTAAAGTAAATACAATGAGCTCTAAGGAATTAAAAAGAGATTTATTATTATTTGCTAGAAGCAATCCGCAATTATTTATTAGCTTAGCTAATGATGAAAATGTTCAATTAAGAAACTTTGCTATTAGAGCGCAAGAAGTTGGCATTATTAAATTATCACAAGATCAAAGAACATTTATGTGGGGATCAAATGATAGAAAATTAATGAACGTTCCTTTTGACGAAAACCCTTACTCAGCGTTTGCGGCTTTCTTAAAAACAGATGAAGGAGTAGAAATCTATAAATCTATAGATAAAAAACTATAAAAACAAGTAATATTAATACAGGGCTCGTCTATTCGGGCCCTATATTATAACACAATAAAAAATGGCAGTAAGTATAAATACGGTATATCAAACAGTCTTGTACATTCTAAACAAAGAACAAAGAGGTTACATACCTCCCGCGGAATTTAATAGTTTAGCAACGCAAGTGCAATCAGAAATATTTATGTCTTATTTTCCAGACGGTAATCAGTTAAATCGTCAAAACCAGAATAACACACAAAATGATTCGGAGTTCTTTAACATGTTTAAAGACACCGCTTATAAGCTTTATCCATTCGAAAGAGATGCAAGCTTTACATATAACACAGTAAATCTTGGTTGGACATATCAAGGAGCTGGCATTATATACAAACTAGGAGATATAATATCTACATATCCTGGAAATCCTACTTATAATTCTATTACAGAATTGGTTAGTCAATCTGACTTTAATAAAATTACAAGATCTAGATTAACAACCCCAACTGTACAATATCCTTTGGCAGTCACAACTCAAACTACAACTTTAATAACCCCCTCTTTAGTGCAGCAGCTTCTCGTAAAAGTAACTCCTTTTGCTGCGGATATGACGTTAAACATAAATTGTTTATTTGCTCCTACCGCACCTAGTTGGGAATTTAGTATAGGTACACAAGGTCAATATATATATGACACTGGTCCCTCTGTAAATTTTGAATTAGATGTGTCAGAAAAAAATAATTTAATAATAAATATATTAAAGTATGCGGGAGTTATAATAAACGATCCTACTATAATACAAGTAGCTTCTCAAGAGGCTCAGCAAACATCAATTAACGAAAAATCATAGTAACAAATGGGTTTAATAACTGAAACAAATCAACAATATTACCAAGGAGCCCAAGGATTTTTATCTGCAGGAGACAATGCTCAAGTATACACAACTACATTTGATACAGATTTAATATTTGGTGATTGGAACCCGGCTAATGCTAACTATGCTCTAAACAATTTTAAAGTATACACTAGCCCAACGGGGCTTCCTCAAACTTATACAGAATACTTATTAGCTTATACTGTTATAAACAATGTTATAGACATTGCAGTTACTTTACCTGCGGGGACTTTTGTTGTTGCTCAGTTAAAAGTATTAAGCGGAGGTAAGTACGGTCAAACAGAAGCTGAAAAAGCTTATGGAGATACTGTAGAAGACAACTATGGTAGCTATGAATACATAAAACTAACTGACGCTGTAGACAACTTTATGGTTGGTTATGTAGGTGATGGTAAATTAATACAAAATGCTAAAAAATCTGATGTATTGTTTTTTGCTAAAAGGTCTTTGCAAGAATTTAGCTATGATACTTTAAAAAGTATTCATTCTCAAGAGCTAAATGTACCAGCTAGCTTAAGCGTTATATTGCCTCAAGACTATGTTAATTATGTAAGAGTATCTTTTATAGATCCGCTAGGCGTAAAAAGGATTATATACCCAGCAAACAATTTAACTATAGCTCCTTTTGAAACACCTATCCAAGATCAAGTAGGTGTGCCAACCCAAGACAACTTTGGGGAGAACATTGAAGGAACTTCACTTACTGTTGAAAGATGGAAAAGAGCTAATGACAATTTAATAAACGGACAAATAGCAAACAATATAGATGAAGCAGTAGACTTTCAAAATGCTTATGGTTTTGAAGG